CGGATATGCTCCCCCGGGTATTCCGGCTGGCCTTTCCAATCATAAGCGCCGTTGAGCGGCGGCTCACCAACAAGAAGTATCCTCCCTTCTCGGAACTCCGTCCGTATAGCCAGATGGACAACTACCTGACCGAACTCCTGCCGCGTAGCCTCAGTTCCCTTGCCGAGCGGCTCCCTGATCAGCACAATCCCGCCATGTGCCTGCTCGAATACGCCCGCATCCTCAACGCCTCGCGGGGGTAATGCCATGCTCACCACCCTCGACGCCGCCAGAGACATGCAGCGCAGGCACGCCAAGCTCTTGCGGGACATAGACCGGCTCCGCTCCATCCTCCCGCCGGACTTCGCGGCCACGGCCTTCATCCCGGATGCCCGCATCGATGCCGCCGGGAACAGGCAACGCTTCTTCCACCTCACCCGTAACGCCCTGCCCTTCCTCTTCATGGGGCAGGCCACAAAACACGAAATCCTGTGGATGGCCGAAACCGTCCGCAAGCTCCACTAAACAAACCGGGCCGGGACCTCACATCCCGGCCCTTTCCATCCGCAAAAATCGCTATGCCGTTGTCAATGAACCGCTCACCGCGTGGATGCGGAAGCCTGTTGCGTTTTTTCAGCTTGTTTCGCTGCGTTGCGGCGGATGACCGTTTCCACGGCCTGCACCTTCCGCCACATGCCGGGCGTCAGATCGATGCCGAAAGCTTCCGCCACCAGCGCCAGCGCGTTGTAGTCGAACCCCACCGGGCCGCCCATGCCGGACATGCGGAGTTGGGTAGCGCCCGCCTGGAGCAGTTCCCATGCGGCGGCGTTGTCGGGCATGAGATCCGGGCAACGCCCCTCGCACTCTTCACAATCCAGATCGTCGCGGTTCCGGGCGGCCTTCCGGCAGGCGTCGCAGTATTCCGCACCCTCACCGGAAAGCCACTCCCAGACCGCCGCTAGTTTTTTTCTTCTTCCGCCACACCGAAGGTTTCGTTCACGATGGCCTTGTGCAGGGCGAGGATGTCGGGGAAGGGCAATTCGTCAGTGGTGGCCGCGTCGAATCCGGCGGTGGCGAACACCGCGTCCATGCCCTCGGAAATCGAATACCCGCCGCCCATGAGGTCGAAGCCCTGCGCCTTGAGCGCCTTGATGTCCTTGCCTTTGAGCGGGTTCACGATGAAGTCCTGACCGGAAAGAGTAACGGTACGCATGGTATTTTCCTTTTGATGGTTGATGGTTAATAGGATTCCACGTCATTGACGAGGGTAACGACGACAGAGGCGTTGTCCGCGTTGTCGTTGAAGTAGGCCGAAAAGCTCTGATCCATTTTGATACCCGTGGGGCCGTCCACGGTCGGGCCGTTATAACTGAGCTGCACTTCCGGGACGCTGAACGTCAGCTTGTTGCCCTCATCGATGGCGAACGACAGATCAAGGCTGAGTTCCTCGCTGTTCTTGGCCTTCATGAGCAGGGCCTTGTCCGTGATGAACACGGTGAGGCTGCCGGTAACCGCCATGACGCCCTGAGGCAGATCATAGACCCGCCCCTTATCGCCGAGCTTGCGGATGCTCGAATCCAGCCCGAAATCAATATTGAGGCTGCAATCAGTAACCACGCCGATCTCCGCGCCGCCGCTCAACAGGGAACCCTGAAAATTATTGAACCGCTTCATGGCCACGGACGGGGCGCTGGCGTTGTAGTCGGCATCCACATAATCGGCATCGCGCCCGAGCATGTTGACCGTGGCGGTCAATTCCCCGTCGCCGCCCGCCTGCATAGCCAGAGACGACACCTTGCAGCCTACAAACTGGCCGTAGATGTCCCCATAGGTGGCCTGCATGACGAGGGACGGCATGTCCTTGTTGGACTTCCAGACGTGGGTGAAAGGCGCGGCGGCGGGTTCACCCGTCCCGGTCGTGGCCGGAGCGCCGAACATAGCCCTGAGCCAGTGGCCGAAAGCCCGTGCGTCAACCGGGACGACAACGCCGCCGGACACTTCAAGGTTCCCGTCAAAGGGTTCCGCCGGGTCATAGCGGCCCGTCAGCGTCCCCGGGGTGTTCTTGGCGCGGGACGGCTTCAGGGAAAACGAGTTGATGGGGAGGAGGACACCCCCCGGCGTAGTCGGAGCCACGCCGTAGGACGTTTCCACGTCCATCAGGACTTTGGTTCTGGCGCCGACCGCAATCTGTTTGTTGGGCATGTTTCAATCTCCTATTCGGTTTCGAGGAACCAGACCTTGAACTCCATGTTCACGCGGAAGTAATTCGTCCCGTCCTCGTACAAATCCTGATCCTCGATCAGGTGCGCGCTGAACCGCGGGCCGCTTGGCGGCATGGCGGAACGCACGGCCTTGGCAATGGCTTTTGCCTCGTCATAGTCCCGCGCCCATACGTCGATCTGAAGGTCGATTTCTTCCAAGCCGGAATGCCCGGACAGCGTATTTGCGGGCATCCCGCCGATGCGCTGGAACGTGATGCAGGGAAGATAATTCCCGGACGGAATGAACAAGGGGAAAACCTTGCTGCCAACCAATGCGGACAAGCCCGCATCCTCCTGCAACATCCGCAGCAGGACAGTTTCAAAATCAACGGCGCTTGCCATAGTGGGCATCCCCCATCATGTCCTGGAGCATCGCATCAACCTTCCGGCGGACGGCGTTGCGGGCCTTGCGCAGGAAATGCTTTCCGGGAACCTGCTTCAGTACGGTTTTTCCGTCCTTGGCAACCTGCACATGCCCGAACTCCACAAGGTGGCTGTGCGGGGCCTTCACATAGACCACATAGCCGCCGTCCTTGTACTTGGAGCGGTAGATCCAGATGGATTGCCGCAGCCTTCCCGTCTTGTCCCTGAACGCCGTGGAGCTTTTGGCCTTCTCAAAGACCTGCGCGGCAATGCCTCCCAAATCGGAATCAATCTCCGCCCGGACGCCCGCCCGGATCTCTTCGATGGGGATGTCCACCACGACGTCATTGCTCACAGCTTACCTCCCGGCACATCAACACCAGTTCTCGGCCCCGGTTGTCCGGCAACGGGGCAACGATGTTGAACACCTTCCCGTTGTGGATGACGCGCATGTCCGCCGTCACGTCCGGCCTATACCGGATGCGGATGCGCTGCGTGACTTCGGACTGTGCCTGTTGGCTGGCGAAAAACTCCCGCCCGCTCATGGCTTCCAGCGAAGCCCAGACCGTCGCCACGTTTTCCCAGACCTTGTCATGTAGCGGGGCTCCAAATTTCCCAAAAACGATTTCCTGCCGCTGGATGGTCACGCGGTGGCGAAGCATTCCGGCACGCATCAGAAGCCCCCCGCGACGACATAGGGATCAAGCAGGCAGTCCACAAATGACCGCCCGAACTCATTGAAGTTCGACCCCACGGCGAAGCTCTCCCGCTGTTCGTACAGCGTCCCGATCCGCACCAGCATCCACTGGCGGATCGGTTCCGGGAACCTCTCGGCGGGATAGCCCGCCCTCACCGTCAGCACGGTTTCCCCCTGCGGAAAATCCGGGCCGGGGATGAAGGCCGCCCGCAGCGGCGATTCCTGCGGCGACAGGCCGGACGGCGTGAAACCGTACAGCCCGGCATCCACCGCCTCGCCGCCCACGGTCACGGACGCCACCGCCATGCAGGGCACGAGGGGAAGCCGGAAGGGGGACGTCAGGGGGCCTGTTTCGACCTCCCAGACGGATTCTCCGAATACGCGGCGGGTGACGCCCTCCCCCTGCTGGCGCGCCGCCGTGATCAACACCGTCAACAGGGCATCATCCTCCACGGCTTCGGCGCGGGTGTGCAGCCTGGCCATTTCAAGCGTGACGGGTTCCGCTGCGGGCGGCGTGATCAGGCGTACAGTCATGGCTAGGCCGCCGCGCCGTGCTGGAAGAACTTCACGGCCTGCGCATCCGTCAGGACGCCGCCCGAGCGCATGAAGGCGAGGAACCCCACCTGCCCCTTCTGTGCAAACGCGGAATCCGCAAAACGGTACATGGTGATGCCCATGGCGTCGCGGATGATGTACTTGGAGAAATCGCCGAACAGCACGGACTTGGCCGTCGCCGCCATTGCCGGGACGGACTGGTTGATGACATACCGATAGCCAAGGATGCTCGCGGGTTCCTTCACATCGATGCCGGGAAGCCACAGGGGTCGGCCTTGCCCGTCCTTCAGCTTCTTGATCGCCTTCAGGGTGGTGTCGGCAAACATGAAGGCGCACCGCCCCCCTTCGCGGTAGGCGGGATCAAGGCTGTGCTCCAGTTCCACCAGATCGTCGTAGGTCACGGAATCGACCTGCGCCTTCGCGCCGGTGACGCCGAGCGTGGCGCCGGTCAATACGCCGGAAGGCTGAGAACTGCCCGTTCCAACAGTAAAGTGCTTGTTCGTGATGCGCCCCAAACGGGTGATCAGACGGTTGTTCACGAAGGCCTCAATGTCCGCGTTGGAGTCCTGAAGCAGTTCGATGGGCACCGCGACCGTCTTGGAACTGTACTTGTGCACCCCGAGATTCACGACGCCGAACGAGGGATCGGCAGCTGTCGCCGCCGTGTTTTCGCCGAGGATTTCCCCTTCTTCGGTGGTGCCGTCGCTGGTGGGCATGGTCATGGGCACGCCGGTGGCCGTGCTGATCACGGTGGCCACGGAACGCATCCCGCCGAACGCCTTCAACGCCTCAATGATGGCGCCGGAGACTTCCGTGGGTACGGTATACCCGCCCTGCGCATCCGTCCCGGTGCTCATGGTATTGCGGACGGCGGCCCAATCATCGGGCGTCAACGCCTGCGGGCCGTTCCGCATCCACTTGTCATAAAGGGCGTTCGTCGTGTTTTCCCGTTCGTCGCGGGGTTCCCCCGTCAGACGGTCGGCTTCCATGGCCAGCGCCTTTTCATGGCGGGCAATGGCATCATCAAGGGCGGAAATCTCGCTTTCCAGCGCGTCAAACTGGTTGGCCGCTTCCTCCGGGATACTTTCGGGATGCCTGTCCAGAAGGTTCCGGTACTCGCGGGCCTTGGCCGTGCGCTTCTCGCGCAATTCCTGAATGCTGCTCATGAAAATCTCCTAGTGCCGGGTCACGGCAAGCAGGCGGGCGGTACGCTCGTACCGTTCGCGGTTCTGAGGGTTGATGGAAGCCGCCACAGCAGGAACAACCGGAGCGTTGGCGTAGACGGAAAGGTTCCAGTCGGCCTGTGCCTTCGGAGCGGCTTCGGCCACGCGGTCGGCAAAACCGCGCTCAACGGACTCTCCGGCGGAAAACCACGTTTCGGCCTTCATCCACCCGGCGATCTCCTCCGACGTACAGCCCGTTTTCTTGGCGTAGGTGTCCACCAGCGAGGCGTCGAGCTTTTCCAGCATCTCCGCCGTGTGCAGGAGATCGTCGG